TAATGATTTTGTTTGAGCGTTTCGTTGTGGTCAAGGATATGGTAGTTTTGTTATGCTGCGCCCATGAAAGTAGTATGGACAGTGCTGAAACTGGTATTCCATATGGCAAATCAGTCTTGAGGCGCGGCACCATTGCTTTTGGTTGACTAGGACGTGGATGAGGTTTAGAGTGGAACTGCACCCTGTCGCAGTTAGACCTGTTTACACGAAGGCTCTGTAGATGTAAGCGGTGCGCTGAACAAGGGAGAGATATGGACTTCAACATCACATATAATTTTGAGCGCTCAGAAATGTTCGCTCTATTTAGCTTTGCATGTGGTTCAAAAGGATTTCTAATAAGGGCTGATAGAACACCATCTAATTATAAATCTAAGCTAGATAAACAATCCGTGCATGACTTAATAAATTTCTTGCAAGAAAGCCTCTTTCAAGTGAGGAATTGGGATGAAGAACGCGGTGTCACAATTCCCGTAGATATGGACAGAACAAATGATTGAATATTCATACGCCGCTGGCGAAGCTACCATTCTGGGCGGAGAAATTAATCGTCAATACTCCGAAGACTGGTGCAAAGAAATGAGCCGTTGCAAACAAGCCGCTCAAGGCTTTGAGCCTTACCACAAATGGATAGTAATTTCTGAAGTAAACACGGAGCGCTCAAGAAGCGTCACAGGCCTCATGTGCGGGGTATGCTTCAAAGAGATGATTGTATCGGACGCGCATCGGCACAGAGATAACTTCAATGTTTGATAAATTCGTTATACTTCTTTATGCTCTCATCCTTTTGGGCTTTCCCCTTTTCTGTGTTGTAATGTTCTTTGTAATATGACCATAAGCCGTCCACGTCTTCATGCCTAGGTAACTTTCCAGGCGTTCTCAAGTAATGAATTCGCGCCATAGCGGTTGCGAAGTGCAGGTCATAAATCATCCTATCCTGTTCAGGAATTCTATTACACCCAAGATGTAAAGCCATCAAAGTTGCCATCTTATTTCGCGCGCGAATATAGTTTGTCCAAATGTCTGTATACGTGTTAGGCTGCATTTGGTATATGCCAAGAGCGCTGCCGTTCACCTGGTGAAAAAAAGTACCCCCATTTGACTCCGCAGCACACGTGAATACGAGAAGCTCTTCGGCCTCCTTTGAATAAATTTGCAGTTTAGACAGAACTGGTTCGATAATAAGAGAACGGAACTGATTGCAATCAAACATATCATTTATCCTTAAATGGTTTGAGAAGGGAATCTTAATGGCAAAGATTGACGCAAAAAAACTTTATTTGCAAATAAAAGAAAAAGAATCATCGTACATTGAAAAGGTTCATTGCCCTCTAATCTTAAACGTTATGAATACAAGAGGAACTATGACTGCCTTTTGTGAAATAGCTTTAATCAGTGACGCATTGTTTTATAAATGGCTAAGACAATATCCTATTTTTGATCGCTGCTACCAAGTTGGCAAAATGATATCCAAAGCCAACTGGGAAGCTGAAGGGGAGGCCGGCAAAGATGATGAGAACTTCAATTTGGATTACTGGCGAATCACTGGCGCATGTCGATACGGGATTGGCCGTACAAATCGTGTACGATTATCCATCGACCCAGAGGCAAACCCTTACGACCAGTACAAACAACTTGTTGGACAAGCTAACGGAGAAGAGTTCACTGCTTCCGAAATTAAGCAACTCATGGAGTCCGTTAATATAGGTCGTAGTGTTTACGAAACATTTAAACTGCAAGAACAGATTAATTCGATGACAGATGCCATAAGAAAAATGGAACTTAACAATGCCCACAATAGCAGCACAATTGAGAAAACTTGAAAAAAAGATTACCATTCCTTATGTCATAAAATTCGTTAACAGGGTTGTTGACGTCAAAGAATACGAAGAAAAGGTTATATACGTACACATTTGGATTTAGGGAGAAACCAATGAGCACATTATCCAAGTGGCTTAAGAAAGCCGAAAAGTTTGTATCCAATATCATTCCTCATCAACATAGCGCTGATAGACGCGCTGCCAATGCTGCGGCCGCAGAACAAATCGCATTTTATAAAGAACAAAAAGATATGATGACCAAAGAGGCCACGCGCCTTGAAGGTGAGCGCGAACAAGAAAAAAGAAGGATAGCCCAAAAACAAATTCGAAGCATGCGCAGAGCTTATCGTGCGCCTGGCTTCATGGAGTCAGCAGGGAGCGGTTTAAGCGACACAATGGGATAGAAAATGAATTACATGGAAGTTGTAAAAGATGAAATGCAATATGCCGAGAATGAGCGGCTATGGAGACTATTCCGTAAGCGTTACCAAGCCGCTCAAACTGTTGCGGACTTATGGGCTTCTATTCTTGAAGCCTGCTATTACTATGCCGTGCCGTACCGAAATAGGTTCTACCGACCGAAGGAGCAGCAAGGCGAGTTCAAAGCAACCAGACTATACGATACGACAGCAGTAGAAGCAACAAAAACTTTTGTATCTAAATTACATGACGCGATGACGCCACCACAAGTTCAATGGGGTTTTCTTTCAATTGATGAAACTTTCAACGACCTAGAAGAGGAAGAGCGTACTCAGGTTCAGCAAACGCTCGATAACTATATGCGGAAATTATTCGTTTACATACACGAATCAAATTTTGATGTGGTGATTAACGAATGCTATTTTGACCTAGCTATTGGAACATCTTGTCTTGTTGCAAACTCTTTTACGGATGAGCAGCCATTATTATTCACTTCAGTTCCCATGGACAAACTGGCTATTGAGGAATCATTTTCAGGTAGAGTAGATTCTTGGTTTCGGTATTGGGAAGACGTTAAGATAAACGAAATTAAAGTGCGCTGGCCAAATGCAGTCTTGACACCTGAAATGATTATGCAGGTCGTTGAGAATCCAGACGCAATATGTAGAATGCTTTATGAGGGCGTCATGTATATGCCGCATAAAGACAAACCTTATGTTTACATGGTAGGCACAGCAGAATGCCCTCTCTTGTGTGAAGAATTTGAGTCTAACCCTGGAATCGTTTGGCGATTTCAGAAGGTCAACTCAGAAGTTTTTGGCCGTGGTCCGGTCATGGATGCACTGCCATCAATGATCTCATTGAATGAGTTAGCAAGGATTGAGCTTGCCGCGGCCAACTTAAACACTTTCAAGCCTTATATGGGCTTTAGTGATGCGGTATTTAATCCGCACACATTTAAACTTGAGCCGTTTACAGTAATCCCAATTGCACCTATTGGAGCTGGCGCACAAACTCCTTTGATTCCTTTGCCTGGTTCAGCAGATCCTAATTTTTCGCAATTGACGATTATGGACTTGCGTAACCAAATTAAATCGCTCTTGTTTAATGATGTTGTACCTAATCAATCAAGCGTACAACCACAGACTGCAACAGAGCTTATGATAGTTCAGCAAAGCCTTGCGCAAAGAATCGGACCATTGTTCTCGCGCCTACAGCAAGAGTTCCTCTGGCCTGTAATTAAGCGATGCGCATACATTCTTGATAAGCGTGGACTGCTGCCTTATCCCGAGATTCAAGGCGTAAAAATAAATTTCCGTTATCGCTCCCCTTTGGCGCTGGCGAAAGGCATGCAGGATATCTCACGGTTCGCGCAATACCAGCAATTAATGCAGGGAATGTTTGGTGCCAATGCTGCGCAGATTTATATCAATTCTGGGCTTGCACCATATCTCATAGCAGAGCAAATGCAGGTAGACCCGAGATACTTAAATGCGCCGAAGAATGTCGCTAAAGTTGCTCAGCAAACACAAGACCAGCAGGATGCTATGTTAGAAGCAGCAAACCAAGAACAACAGAATCAACAAGTGGCTAGCGCACAGACGCTAGCACAAGGAGCCTAATACGCATGACAAAACCTAATCCATTTTTAGAACCAGAAAATTATTTTGAAGGATACAAAGACAGCATTGATAAGCTAAAACAAAATCCTGAGGTCGTCGAAATAGATAAACTGTGTTATTTAGTTTTCAGAACTGAAGATGGACAGAAATTGCTTAACGAGTTTACAGAGCGTTTTATTATCCCAGGATTTGTAAACCCAATAGTTCCCCATGCAAGCAATGCTGCATTGTTTTATGAGGGATTTAAAGAAGCATTTCGCATGATTAAAAAGTGCATCACATCTCATGAGCAGCGTATTAAAGCTGAGAGCATTAAAGCGGAGAACAAACAAGAATGAGTTTACTAGCCGATGAAGCCATTACAACTGCCAATTCCACCGCACCCCAAGAAGGACAAACCCAAGCGCATACCGGTGAAACACCTTCCTGGTTTTGGGATGAAAATACCCCTGGCTCTGGCGAAAGACCATCATGGCTTCCCAGTAAATATAAATCTGCTGCTGATGTAGGTAAAGCTTATGCAGAACTAGAAAAGAGATTAGGCCAAGCTCCAAGCGAATACGATTTTTCAAAGGGTGAGACTTGGATGGAGCCAGACTATGAGCCATTTCATCATTTGGCAGATTTTGCAAAACAAAATCATGTGCCACAAAGTGTCATGGATAAGATGCTTGAAACCGTAGGATTATACTTAGATGAATTTAAACCAGACATTGAAGAAGAAAAGGCCAAGCTCGGAGAAAAAGGAGCAGAGCGCATACAGTTACTTAATAATTGGGCAAAGTCTAACTTGTCCGAAAAAGCTTTTACCACGCTCGCAGGACATATGAGAACTGCTGACGCTATTGAAGCACTAGAGGAAATTAGAGAGAAAATGTTGAATCAAAATACAATGGTTCCAGGAAATAATAATGCTGGAACTGGTGGCGCTTTAACTATAGAAGAGTATCGATCAGAATTAAACGCGAACTATTCTAAGTACAAAACAGACACCCATTACCGCAAAGAAATGGAGCGAAAACTCGAAGCTATTGTTACCAGACAGAACAAGTGATATATTAAATTACAGAAGTACAAGCTACGAACAGGACACCTCTCACTGAAGCCCGAAAGGATACCTTCATAAACGTGATAGCCCTAATTAGTAATTGAGCCACCATTTTCCCGACTTCGGGGAAAAGGTAATTAATTATTTGATGAGGGATTATCATGTCACAATCATTAACAGCCGTACAACAAACTGATTTCGACGAACTCGTAAAGGCAGAATATCGCTCCAAAGGTTTCTTGCTTCGCGATTCCGTTCGCACAAAAAATGACGTAATTGGTTCAAGCGTAGAATTTAGAAAGGTTGACCAGGTTATATCTGTGCCAACTGCATATCTTGCTGCGGTTACCATTCAAGACCCAGACTACACCAAAGTTACTTGTAATATTCAAAAGTACACAACACCTACTGCTGTAGATACTGTGCAAGAACTCACCGTTAACTTTGATGACAAAATGGAAAATGCCATGTTGGTTGGTCAAGGTATGGGTAGACGTTCTGACCAAATCATCATCGATGCTCTAGCTGCTGACCCAGGGACTACAATTGTGGATGGCGGCACTAACTTCGATTATCTAAAGTTCACTGAAATTTATGAGAACTTCGAAAACAATGCTGTTCCTAAAGGAGAACGCTACTTAGCGCTATCTGCTCCTATGATTCGTTCAATCATGCAAGATGACCAATTCATTTCTACTTTCTACACAGAAAATAGAATTTTAGACCGTGGTTACATTCTTGAGTACTTAGGTATCAACGTTATCACCATACCTCAAATGACTGAAGGTGGCCTTCCCATTACTGGCGACATTCAAACCGCATTTGCTTGGCACAAGATGTCTACCGGTATGGCAATTGGCCATGATTTTAGAACAGAGATTAATTACTTGCCTGACAGAACCTCTTGGCTCGTCAACGGGATTTTCTCTGCTGGTGCTGTGGTTATTGATAACCGCGGTGTAATCGCAATTGACTGCGATGTATCAGTTTAATTAAGGAGAATAACCATGGCTTTCAATCCAAATCGTTTTGTACGTGCGACTAGCGCATATAACTCTGGACGCATAACAACTTCATTTAACCCTAGCGAAACACCAGCATTTTCAAATGGTCCTGCTGTGTTTTCCTATGCTTCATCGACAGATACCATCGCAACAATTGGCGGAGCTAATTATTTTGCTGATGTAGTTTTGGACTTAGCAGTTGATGACATGATTATTTGTGTTGGTTCTGATGCATCGTTGATTTATCAAGTTGCAACAGTAGACAGAGACGCAGGCACGGTCACTACTCAATCCTTCACAACTGCTGGTAGCGTGGGAACATCTAATATCACCGACTTGGCTGTTACCACTGCCAAGATTGATGACTTGGCTGTTACTACTGGCAAGATAGCGGCCAATGCCGTAACTAGCGCTAAGCTTGATGCTGCTGTATTGCAATACGCAACTGTTGCTATCACTGCCGCACAATTTAATGGTATGTATGCTGCCCCTAAATTATTAATTGCTGCACCTGGTGCAAATAAATTAATAGTTGTTGAACGTATGGTTTTAGCCATGACTTATGTGTCTGCAAACTATGCGGCTGGTGGGGTTGTAGCAGCACAGTATGACTCGACTGTACATGGCGGAGGAGTTCTAGCTACAAACTCAGAAGCTGCGGCTGATTTCCAAGCGGCGGCTAGCACTTCGTTCATGTTTAATGGTGACGTTGTTCTAGCTCCGTTCTCAACATCAGTGAATAAGGGTTTGTACTTGTCAAATGCTACTGCTGCCTTTACCACAGGTGATAGTACGTTTGTTGCGCACATTTGGTACAAAGTTATACCTACTGTGTAATGGAGTATCTATGGCCGAGTCTAAAGTAAGTATTATTTCTAATGCGATAACATTGCTCGGCCATGCTCCTATATCTAGCTTGGAAAATGGCGACCAGATGGTTGTAGCCGCAGAACAAGCTTTTGATATGCTTTATCCGGCAGTTCTTGCCGAAAATAATTGGCGATTTGCAACACAGATTCAGGAATTATCTGCATCTATAGACACACCTCCTCAGCCTTGGCTCACAATTTATTTACTGCCCGCAGGATGGCTTAAAACTATTCGTGTGTACCCGAACATTTACGTTTGGGATATCTATGAGAATTCTAAAATTTACGCGCAATTTAGTGGGCAATTTTTCATGGAGTATATCTTTCAACCAGATATATCAAAGCTCCCTGCTCATTTTATAAAGTATTTTGTTTATGAAATTGCCGCTTATTTGGCTCTGTCTAGCGCACAAAAGGCAAATTTCTATGCGCCAATAGAGTCTAAACGAATGGCAGCATTCGCAATGGCTGCGGCGATAGAAGCTCAAAACAGACCACAGTTTACACAATACACTTTCCCTGTTCTTGCTAACAGAAATCTCGGGACGATTATCGGGAACGTTGCTCCTTCATAAGGACTGAAATGGCAGACATATTATGGTCACAGGATTTTTTTGCCAAGGGCGAACTCTCGCCCCTTATGTATTCGCGCGTAACTCTTAATGCGTACTACCAGGGATTAAAGCGAGCAAAAAATGTTCTATGCCTACCACAAGGTTCTGCTGGTAAAAGATTTGGAACACGTTATCTTGCAAAGTTAACTGAAACAAATTACCAACAAGTTTATTTTAAATCGTTTCAGTATTTGAATGAGTGTTGTTATTTAGTTGTTTTCTACAACGACAAAATAGATATTTATTTGGAAGGTGCTCTTGTTGCTACAGTTTCCAGTACAGGTATCTTGGCTGATGAAGTAGGATTGATAAACCATACTGTTTTGAATAATAGATTTCGAGTGACAACAGGAATTTATAGACCAAAGGATTTGACGCGTTCAGCAGCATCGCCCAATGCTATAACTGCATTTACGTCAACTACATTAACCCTAACCACACCTTTGACTGCCGGATTTTTTGCGCCCGCTCAATTTACAACAGCCACTTCTTTGCCAACAACAACGCCTCAAATTCATTTAAGCAAAACATATTTCATACGCATGATAACTACTACCACCTTCAGTATTTACAGTACTGCTGAAGATGCAGCTAATAATGTAAATGCGTACGCGATTGCATCCGCAGGTGTAAGTTCAAATGTGGTTGTTTTAAATACATGGACATTTGCCGATGTTACATTCAAGAATAGACCGGTTTATGATTTCGCTGGGGGATATGATACATCCGCATTTACCCCGGCAGCTACTACCGGATATAGCGTAAATATTACGCGCACGTCAGGCACGTATAATTTACCAACTTCTTTAATTGGTGGCGCATTTATAGGCAATGGTGGCATTGCTCGCATAACAAATTCTAATGGAACAAACATTATAACGGTTAGTATTCTTCAACCTTTTAATTCAACAGCGGCCATTCCAGGAACCGAAGTTTTAATTGCAGAACCAGCTTGGTCTGATGCAAGAGGGTGGCCACGCAAATGTTCATCATTTCAAAACAGGGCTTTTTTCGCGAACACAGACCTTTTATCTAATGGCCTTTGGGCGTCTGTTGTAAACCAGTATGATGATTTTAATGATCTGGAAGGTGACGCCGATAGCGCTATTAGCTGGTATCCAACATCGGATAATGTTAACTATATCAATTTTATCGTTCCTTATAGAAGCCTTACAATACATACGAATTCCGGTGTATATTCGACTCCATTGTCTGTTGAAACCGCTATTACGCCTACAAACTTTTCACTATCGTTGCAGGACTCAACATCAACCTCCGAAAACGTACAGCCCGACGGACTTGATAATCAGATTATCGTAATATCTGGGAATGATGCCCACAGTCTTTTATGGGATGGTTTTAACAATGCCTATACATCTAGTATCATTTCTGTTGCCAATGAGCAGTTATTGAGAACTCCTATTGACCAGACCCCTTATATTGATAAAGTTCGCGGTGGTTCGCGTTATATGTTCATAACGAATCTTGATGGAACATTGGCGATATATCAAACATTAATTTCCGAAAACGTCTCAGGATTCACAGTTGCAGAGCTTGAGCAATCTTATGGTCAAGCGTATTTTAGATGGCTTGCCTCTAACTTTGATGGTCGAGCATGGTTCGTCACTGAGCGAGAAATTGGTACCGCATCCGCTCCAACTGCAATTACGGGTTTCACTGCAACGAGCTTGGTTTCAGCTTATGCATTCTCTACAGACACTTTTACAGCCTGTTCGTTCGCAGGGACGACATTGCCATCAACCTCACCTCAAGTTGTAACCGATCATATTTATTGGGCTGTGGGTGTTGATGCAACGCATTTCAAAATCTATTTAACCCAGGAAGATGCAACCGCTGGCGTTGATGCTTTTGATATCTTAAGCGCTGGTACTTTAGCGACAGTTACCGCATATCCTTTAGTCACAAATCTATTCATTGAACAGTTAGATTTTGACGCAATGATGGACTGTGTAGGGTATTACGATGGTGCGGCTACAGATGTCATTACAGGACAGACACGTTTTAATGGGCAAGAAGTTCTCATGCAAGGCGATGGATTTGGATTTAATGACCTTGTAGAAAATGGCAATATTTTCTTCGAAGCACATGGTGAACTTCGCGAGATTTCAGAAGCGCAATATGGTTTTCCTATTGATGTTGAGATTAAGCCTTTGCCGCTTTCAATCTCTGGCGGTAGTCCAAAGAGTTCAAATCTTATCGATACAAAACACATTCGTTTCGCGACATTTCTATTCGCTGACACTATTGGCGGAACAATTACAGACGGTACTAATGTGACACCAATAGCTATGGAAACATTGACTCAAGTTCCTTTTGGATCTCCTCCGGTTCCAGTTACAGGAAGTTTTGAAATGGCGCTCTTCGGTGGCTGGGATGATTTCAATAATAACGCTTTTACGATTCATCATCGTGAGCCTTTCGGTATGAAACTGACAGGCATATTTTATAAAGTTGAGGTTTAGAAATGGAACCAATGACCGCTTTTTTATTATCAATGCAAGCTGCTGGTCTTGTTACTTCAGTATTTGGCTACAAGTCTCAGAAAGATACAATTGATCTCGGTAGAAAATTAGAGCAAGAACAATTTAAAACAAACTTAGAAGCTATCCGTTTAGAAAGCACACAAGCCTCAGTAGCTGAATTAAAACAGGTTCGTCAAAATATCGGCGCTCAAATCGTGGTTAATGCGGCTAGAGGAAACCGCGGTGGTTCAAGTTATTTAGGAATCGAACAAACAAAATCTGCTTATAACAATGATGAGCGTGTAAGGCGCATGAATCTTTTAGCCAAAGAGTCAAGTTTACGAGCAGCAAACGTCCTATCAGGATTACATACTCTGCAATCTGAAACGCAGCTTGGTCAAAACTTAATGAAAGATATTTTTAATACTATCCCGTTAAGCGCTGGTATTGACTCGCTCTTCAATAACAAAAAGAAATCCAACACTGCCACGAGCAATACTGGCGGTAATTTTAATTGGGGATACTAATGGCGTACCAAATCCCAGAACCATTACAAGAACAAGTCAAGGTTGATGCAACAGTTGGCCAAGCGCCTTTTTCTGCCTCGTATGCAAATGCAGCTTTACACGAAACTTTACTCGGACAATTAGGTTCAACCATTGCTCAAACTGCTTCTAACTCGCTGGCTACAAAGATGGGTTATAACGAGGGTATGAATCCACATGGTGATATCATTCCTCCAATTACGGAAGCTGATAGACATTATGCTGATGCCTACACCGCGCAGTCTAAAAACGTTTTGGCCTTACAAATTAATGATATGTTTTCTAAGGCTCAGACAGAACTTTCAAGATCATATCGAATCTCCCCAGGCATGATTAATGACTACAAAACTCAGATTTCCCAAGGTACTCAAGAGATTTTACAAAATGCTCCTACAGGCGTTAAGCAAGAACTAGGGGCGCAGTACGCCAACACAATAATGTCATCCTCAGCAGCGCTTGAACGGAGACTAATTGCACAGAACAAAGATGACGCAATTAGCGCTATGAAGATAGCAGACAAGAATACTGATACGGCAATACTGGATACAGCTGCTTTAGGCAATCCTGATGAAGCCAAAAAACTCTATGACCAGAAAGTTGCTCAAAATAAGAAACAACGTGCTGCTGGCATGATGACGCCGCTTGAAGAATCAACTTCAAACACAGCCGCAAAATTAAGTTATTACTCTGGGGTTTCAAATGCGAAAGCCCTTGCGGCTCGCAATCAAAAAGGAGAAGCCCTCGGTAAATATTTATCCAGTCTTGCAGATCCAAAAAATAAACCTGCGGATTTAAGTTTTTCAGAATGGAATACGATTGGAAATAATACACTTTCACTCATGCGTCATATGGACGCACTTCAACAAACTGATAAGAATTTAATTCTTTCTGATTTGCATGAAAAGCTTGCAAAGAATGGACAGCTTGACCCACAAGACATTCTTACAGCCTATGAGTCTCCAGCAATTAATGACACAGATTTGAATGAAATTCTTTCAAAGATGTATTCAAACAAGACAAAAGGAAATACTCGAGAACAAAAGATTCAAATTCTTACGTCTAATTTTTCAGATGCCCAAGTGTTTGGAGAACAATCTGGCGAAACTGTAAATGACACCTATTCCAATTTGGTTCAAGCAGCACGAACCAAGAATCCAGAACTTGCTCCAATGGAAGCCGAAGCTTCAATTGCTGCAATGGCCGGAGGGAGCATTCCACGATTTTTAAATACAGTTGCTAACCTTTCTAAATCAAATAACCTCAATGACGTGATAGCAGCCTCTAATGCCTATCATCGAGTCCAAGGTGCTTCACCGCAAAACTTAATTGGCTTAAATGAGGATGCTTATAACTTCATAAATGCCTTTGATTCCTTTAGGCAAGTGAATCCTGGTGACCCTGCAAGTGCTTTAGCGCAAACACGTAATGCGCTCGTAAGTAGAACAAAAGAAGAACAAGAGGCCATTAAGTCCAATTGGAATACTATCTATAGAAAAAAATATTCAACACCTGAGCAACGAAGTAATTTCGCAAGAGAAATGCTGGGAATTAATACATTATTTAATTCAGTAAATGTTCAAAACAAAGCTGTTGCTGATGATCACATAACAAACTTGCTTGAAAAATATATGACCCTAACTGGTGGAGATATTGAGACCGCCAAAGACATGACGCAAAAAGCTATACGCAATGTTTATAGTGATACATGGGTAAATGGTCGTCATGAAGTAGCATATCTTTCTCTTGAAAAAATCGCAGGCCTTGATGAAGGTGGTACTTTTTTTGTTCAAAAAGATATTGCGAGCCAGGTTCAAAATTCGTTTGGCGTGTACAAAGAGGCATACGACAAAGGCTATAGCGATTTCTATTATAGGATTAAAAATCCTGAAAAATACTCTATAGATTCTTTGAAAATTCAATCTATCCGCAATGCCAAAATTACAGCAGAAATTGGCGCCATAGATGAGAAAATAAACGCTCTATCTAAGGAAGGATATTTTGAAGGCATGAAGAACGATGCCAAATATCAAGCGCTTCTTAACGAGCGAAATGAATTGCTTGGAGAACAAAAAATTATTAATAAGGGTTTTAAGGGGATTAGCAGTGATCAGGCAGCGATTCAGATTGAAAAAGTATTTAGAGGCGCAAAAGGCGATGGTGAGGTTCAAACATTAAATCTAGCCGTAATCCCAGAAACCAACACCATGCTTTCCTACGATAATGCACAGCCAATCATAGGAAATTATTTTATAAAGCTTATAAATGAGAATGGTGGCATAGAAAACCTTGATTCTATTTCTGGATTCAAATCATCCCCTATTTACTATTCACCTAACATCGGCCAAATAAGAAAGGATTACACGGAATTTCATAACCGCTTTGGGAATCAACCCTCCTATAGACAGCAGCTTGATGAATACATCAAGGCAAAAATGGAGGGCAAGAAATGATTGAAAATGCAAAAGATAAAATCAAGGATGCATTTGAAGAAAACAACCCAATGGTTTTTTCAACAAGCATTCCTAACTCAATTAATAACGAATCTCAAACTGTAAATTTTGAACCTTTTAGCGCCCCTGTTTACCGGCCTAAGCCTGAAGCAGAAGCGCCAGAACTTGAAGGTAAAACTCCTGGGATTGTTGAAGGAATCATTCATGAATGGAAAAACTGGAGTTTGGTTGGCTCTAATATCAAAGCATATGAAAAAGGCCAAGCCTTAAAACCTGCAAATGATATTTACGAAAACCCTAGTGATGACCCTATTCCGGACAATTGGACACCATTTGAGAATCGCGATTATTACCTAAATGTTTCTCGTGACTGGTGGGATACGCTATTCCTAGCGAAAAGCCCAAAAGACCAAGAGGCGCGCTTTAATTTCGCACGCCAAGAAATGGCTAAGGAAGAATATTTTAGTCGTGGCTCTATCATGCAAAAGATTGTTTCAAAATCTCTTGGTATACCAGGTGGCATTGTTATTGACCCATACAATCTACTGCCTTTTGCTGCATCAATGAAGTATTTAAAGATTTCTCAAAACTTTCTTAAGAATGCAGTTAAAGTGGCTCCAAGTCTTGGCGCAATTAATGTTGGCAAAGAGCTTATTAATTACGACCAAGACCCTGACGAAACCATTGCTAATGCTGGATATCATGCGGTCAGAGACACAATGGCAGGAATGTTTTTAATAGCAGGCATGCAAGGTTTAGGACGAGGTTATGAAGGTTACAAACTGTATAGGTTACGTAATTCTGGCGATTTCAATAGAGAAGGTATTGGCTTTAAATTTGATGTTGGTGATAAAGGAGAAATCAAAGGATACACAGCCTATAGCATGCCTAATGAAGCAATGAGTGCTATGCGTGTAACACGCGCGCAGGAATACGCTGATTCGCAATTTGCGCGAACTGGATTATTCTGGCTTCCTAAAGTAACCAACTTAGCTGGTGTTTTAAGTCCCATCATTCGTGGTCTCAATAGCAGCTACGGCTCCATTCGCGCGCTGACAAATAGACTTGTAGACCACGATATTAATACTGTAGGTGGCAATAAACATGTTCCTGATTCAACATCCTTTGAAAAACGTCTTATGGACATTGAGGGCGATGCGGCTAGCTTTGGCGTTAAAATGGAGGGCTTACGGAAAGCATACAATGGTATTGACCTTACCGTTGACGAAGAAGAAGCGCTTAAAAAACTCAATTCAACCCTTAATAAAAAGGATCCTTATGATCCCGCAAGTTTCGGAAGGCGAGTTGCCTCTGCTGTGATTACAGACTCTTCAGGCCAAGGTTTACAAATTAATGAAGCCAAAAAATTATGGGATGATTTCGCACAAAAGTATTGGAACAGATATCAAAGAGCTTTAGGTTTTCGTGAAGAAACTTTGCCTCTTGCTACAGCCAAAGGATACCTTACACAAGTTTATAATCGTGTCGCGATGGCTGCCAACGAAGAAGGATGGACAAATGCTGTAGCACTTGCGCTTAAAGACCAAGACAAAATAATTCGCGAACTTACAAGACCTATAGATGAATTAAATCTACAAATTAAAGAAGTCAAAGCAGAAATTCTTGCAGGCAATGATCTTGAAAATAATAGATTATTGCTTAAGGAATTACGGGGTCAAAAGAAAACTGAGCGGGACGCGCTCATTGAAACCTTAAGAGATAATCAAGACTACAGTATCTTATTACGCGAAAGAAATCTTCTAAGCAGCAAAGAAGCAGAAGGGTTAAGAGAAACTTTAAAGCCTCTTAAGGCTCTTAAAAAAGACCAATTGAAAGTTAAAGATGAACTGACTCAAATAAAGAAAACTCGTGCATCTTTAATTAAGAATCTTGAAACACCCCGAAAGAAAAAAGTAGCGCCTGAAGTTTTGAAAAAACAGCATGCCGAAATTAAAGCCAAGATTGAAGAAATCGACAAAGAGATTGCTCGCTTTGAAGAAGAAATAAATTCTTTTGAATACAAAATCCTAAATGAAGAAGCCGCGCTTTCTTCGCGAGCAATGGCAGGAGAACTCCCAGATAACTATTTTTATCGTCATCACGAAACAGGACAAGTCATATTCAGAGATCCAAATAAACTACCTAAATTTCGCGACTTATACATTGATGATGATGATATGCGCCAAGAAGCTAAATCGCTTTATGAGTCAATCATGAACCTATCTGATGAAGAGGTAATGAACCATCGGGTAACAGAATTAAGTGGCGTTATTTCCGAGAACCCTTTGTATAAAAGAACAGTCATGATTCCATCGGAAGTTTTCTTAAATAACAATTTCCTAGTCACAGATATGCCAGCCATTGCGAATAACTACGCGCTTGGCATAGGAAAATCAGCCGCTTTAAACGAAGCTTTAGAAGGTTTTGGTATAGGGCGCAAAGGAGTAGATGGCGTCTTTGAGCTTTTAGGAAAAGAATATCAAGACAATTTAAAAAAATTGAATGGGCTAGAAGGAAAGGAACACGCCAAACAACTAGAGAAGATTACAAAAAAATTTAACAAAGAAAAGCAATTTGCCAAAGATTTGCTCGATGCAATGATGGGCTTTAGACAGCATGATAAATACATAAGTAGCATTTCGCGTGATATACGAAATCTGGCTGCTAGCACGAAACTTGGCTTTGTCCCTCTCACTCAAATTGCAGATACCATGGCAAACGTATTTAAGCATGGAATTTGGCGTTTTATTCGCGATGGCTTCGCGCCTTCTCTTAGAAGTCTTAATGGGCAGCTTAGAGGTAAAAATGCTGAGAATGTAAGGCGTACAGCAAGTGAAGCGAATTTAACGTTAGAACACTTCAGAGGAGGAATGGTCAGAAAGTTTTACGGTTATGACTCTTATGGCGAACTTGCCCCACAAAACAAACTTTCTGCTGGTCTTCAATCTGCCGCGAATTTTTCAGGAAATTTATCAGGGATGAATTACATTGAGAATTTCAACCAAAGGCTAAGTGCGGGTATTGTTGACAGCAAAATCATGGAGCTAATGCATAAGTTCCAAAATGGAACTTTGAGCACAAGAGAAGCAAAAGAATTAAGTCGCATGGGGCTAGACCCTGAAATATGGGCTGAACCCTTCATAAAGCAATTTAATGAACATGGAATTAAAGGCGTCTTTGGTGGGTATGACAGTTATTTCTACAACTGGACTAACCGAGATGCAAAGTTAAAAATGGCTCAAACTATTCATACGTCTGTTAGAAATCTTATTGTAAGGCGCGGAAGGGCTGATATGCCTCTTATTTTTAATAACCCAGTTCTATCTTTGGTAACACAGTTCATGGGTTGGGGTTTCGCGTCATTTAATCGATTCACAGTTCCATTGCTTCAACGTGGAGATGCCAACGCGATTACTGGAACAATACTTATGGCTATGGTTGCAAGCATGGAGGGAGTTACGAGAAAGATTGCTCGAGGCGAAGAAGTCGATTTTGATGATGAAAACTTCATGGCTGAAGCTTTTTCTAACTCAGCTCCTTTTGCAATGCTCTATAAATCAGCAATGTTTGCTAACCAATTTTTAGACAATGATTTTTTAACCAGCATGCAAAATGATAAGCAACGTGCAATTAGCCAACTTGGGATGATAAGCGGCGCTGGATTTGGCGTAATTAAAGACTATGCAAAAGTCCTCTCTATGATTGGCTCGAATGATTACAACAAGCAAGACATAGCGAAATTAGTACGCGCAATTCCAGGCACCCAAGCTTGGTACCTATATCAGATTCAACAGAAATTTATTGACGCAGCAACAGAAGGATTACCGGAGCGAAGGACGCCCAAGGGATAAATGTTAGGAGAACATCATGTCACAGGTAGTGATTGACGATATAATTCCACGCACGCAACTCGTTGCTACAGGTGGACAAACTGTATTTAATACAGACTGGACGGCCGATGAAGACACGGACGTTTTAGTATATGCGAGAGCTGATGGCGTTGAGCCAGACGATGCTACACAGCTAGTAAGCCCAAGCCTCTATGATGTTACATTTATTGGTGGTAGTGAGACTGTGCGTGTGACATTTTTGTCTGGAAGAACTGCAAATGATGTTATTACAATAGTTCGTAATACTCCCGCCGAAAGAACAAATCTTTATATCAATACGAACTTTGTTCCCTCTATGCTTAATCAGGACTTCGGGATATTAACTCTCGTTGACCAGCAAGCACAGATGTATGACACGATAGTCAACCCAGGCTATAACGTATCAGCAACTATAGGTCAAAAAGATAAAGTATTGCCAATATTAGGAGCGAATCAAATTTGGGCGATGAATCCTGCTAATACTGCCATTATCCCTTATGATGTGCCGTCTTCGGGTGGACTTGCACCAGATAATGCAACCTACATATTGCAAGTTGCACATAGTGATTTGCCAGATGCTCAAGCTATTGGTGCGTTAGCTAGCGGTATTTTAATAGGGACAACAACGACAGGTGTTGTTTTAAGCCGAATTCTTCAAGGTGTCTCTGATCAAACAGTTGTGAATAATGGCTCAGGAATTGGGGGAAACCCAACTGTAGGTATAGCAGATAATCCAGTTTTGCCAGGCACAGCAGGTATGGGGATACCACAAGGAACTACAGCAGAACGCGTAGTCCCAATTCAAGGTATTGGTCTTAGATTTAATACTGATTCACAATTTATTGAATATTGGGATGGTGTAGTCTGGACTCAGCTTTCAGATAATAGCGATTTTTCAGTGCTCCCAACAGGTTTTGTAACCGTAACCACGGGTTCTGGAGATTTAAACTCTCGTCTATTAGTTCCTACTGCAAACCAAATTAATATTACAAATACAGACGGACAAGGCAATCCTGCTTTTTCATTATCTGACACCCTCAATTTTCCTGGAACATTTACAGTTCAGTCTACAACTGTAATAGATAAAATTATTGATGATGATACGTTTGTAACGGCAACTTCTAGCAATATTCCTACAAGTTCCTCTGTAAAGTCTTATGTTGATAGCAGTTTAAATAGTTATGTACAGTCTGTTACCGGAACCGCTAATCAAATAGATTTTAATAATGCTGACCCACAAAATCCTGTTGGATCATTATCTGCAACTTTAGATTTTCCAGGATCATTCACAGTTCAGTCTTCCACAGTAATTAATTCGATTATTAATGATTCGTCAATGTCGTCAGCAACAACCGATAATCTTTCTTCAAGTGCTGCCATAAAAGCATACGTTGATTCTTTGGTTACTGGATTAAATGTCCAAGGTTCATGTGTGGCCGGTTCAACTGTGGCATTGACAGCTACCTATGCCAATGGAGTAGCAGGTGTAGGTGCAACATTAACCAATGCTGGAGCAATGGCAGCAATTTCTTTAGACGGCGTGAGTCCGACTGTAGGCCAAAGGGTGCTTATCAAGAATCAGGCATCAAGCTTACAAAACGGTATTTACACCGTTACTACTGTAGGCTCTGGCGCAGTCAACTGGGTTTTAACACGTGCTACAGATTATGATTCACCATCCGAAATAACACCTGGCGATTTGGTTATTCTAACTGGCGGTACTACGCAAGCTGAATCCTCATGGGTAGAAACTGCAACGGTTAGCACGGTTGGCGTTGATGCAATTACCTTCGTGCAATTTACCGCAAGCTTACCAGTTAATGTGCCTAGTGGGGGAACTGGCAGGACATCCTTCACGGCTTATGCACCAATCGTTGGAGGAACAACTACTACCGGAAGCCTTCAATCAATTACCTTAGGCGCCTCTGGAACTCTTTTCCAATCAGGCGGTGTAGGTGTATTACCTGGATTTACTACAGCAGCATATCCATCAACGGCTGGCACCTCAGGTACGATGATGCGTTCAAATGGTACAAACTGGGCAAATTCAACATCAACATTTGCCGACACTTATGCGATAAATACAATTTTGTATAATAGTTCAGCCAATACCGTTGTGGGATTAGCAACTGCCAATAGCGCAGTCTTAGTGACATCAGCGGGTGGAATCCCAAGCTTAAGCACCACATTGCCAAATATTAATATAGGAACACCAACCGCTGGCGTTTTAACAAATTGTACTGGCTTGCCAGTAGGTAGCATTACTGGTCTTGGCACTGGGGTAGCGACAGCACTTGCGGTAAATGTTGGTTCGGCAGGTGCCTTTGTAACTTTCAACGGCGCACTTGGGACGCCCTCTAGTGGCACCTTAACCAATTGTACAGGTTTACCTATAAGTAGTGGGATTACGGGATTAGGGACGGGTGTAGCTACAGCCTTGGCTGTTAATGTAGGTTCTGCTGGCGCATTCGTCACATTTAATGGCGCACTCGGAACACCATCTAGCGGAGTCCTAACAAACTGTACAGGCTTGCCTGTTGTAGGCGGAGGAACCGGACTAAGCTCCTTAAGCCAAGGCGACCTAATTTATGGAAGCGCTGCAAATACTTTTTCCATATTATCCAAAGATACGAATACTACTAGATATCTATCTAACCAAGGAACCAGCAATAATCCTTCCTGGAATCAAGTTAATTTGGCAAATGGCGTCACTGGAAATTTGCCTGTAACTAATCTGAATTCTGGTACATCGGCTAGTTCTAGTACATTTTGGCGGGGAGATGGAACCTGGGCAGCACCTAGTGGAACTGGAATATCTCAAGTTGTTATACAAACTTTTACAAGCAGTGGCACCTATACGCCAACATCCGGCATGAAGTATTGCATAGTCGAACTTGTTGGAGGCGGTGGCGGCGGAGGAGCTACAACCGCACCCTCATCTTCACAGGTCTCTGCCGCAGCCGGAGGAGGTGCGGGCGGTTATTCTAGAAAGGTTATCAGTGCTGCAACGATTGGAGCATCGCAAACTGTCACCATAGGAGCCGCTGGAACGGCAGGTGCCGTCTCAGGTGGAACCGGAGGTACAGGAGGCACAACATCTTTGGGAGCAATAATGCAAGCTACTGGAGGCGTTGGTGGCTCTGGGGACGGTGTTACTACAACAGGTTCCGTATCTTCAGGTGGTGCAGGAGGTGTCGGCTCAGGTGGTGATCTCAACTTAACAGGTTCAAGCGGTGGTTACGGATTCGGTATTGCAACAAGCTCAGTCAATATGGCAACCGGAGGTGTTGGCGGAGCAAGTCTATTAGGAGGCTCAATATCCTTGACCACAAGTGCCACGCAATCAGGAAGAGATGCATTAAACTATGGCTCAGGTGGTGGTGGTGGGCAATCCCAGAAAAGCGGTAGTGCTGCTGCTGGTGGCGCCGGAACTAAAGGATATATGATTATCACAGAATACATTTAAAATTACGTACATTACATTACAATAATGAAGGGAAATTTTTATTAATAAATAGGGAGATAAAATGAACAGAGAATTATTAGAAAAACGCATTATGGATATTGATAAAGAAATGACTCAGAACAAAGCGAATCAAGAAATTCTAAAAGGACATTTTGGAGAAGCTCACTATTGGCTAGGGCAACTACTTAAGGCTGAAGCCGAAGCGCAAGCTGTTACCCCCCAAGAACAATCTAATCCAACAACAGAGGAGCAACAAAATGGCGAAGCTAACAACGAGCCAGCGGAACAAGCTGCCTAACTCTGCTTTTGCTGGTAAAAACCGCTCATATCCTGTTGAAGATAGGAGTCATGCAGCAAATGCCAAGGCGCGCGCTAAACAGCAATTCAATAAGGGCAATATTTCTAAGGGCGAGCTATCAAGAATCGATAGTAAAGCTAATAAGGTTTTAAACCGAAAGGGGAAATAAAATGCCACTTGTAAAGGGAAAGAAAGCTAGTACTAAAAAAGGATTTTCTGAAAATGTTAGGCGTGAAATGCATGCAGGAAAACCACAAAATCAAGCTGTCGCTATTGCCTATAGCGAAGCAAGACGAGGCAAGGGGAAGAGAAAATGAAAGGACGCGGTAAATCACCTGTTAAACAATCAAAAACGATGGTTAAGGATAGGTCTCAATATGCACCAAATTATGATGCTAAAAGACAAACTGGCATGGAATCAGCAATGATGAAGGTCGGAAAAAAAGTCAAAAAGTAATCATGGATGAGGCTTTAGGTTTGCCACTTCCTATCCTTTAGCCTCACCATTTAGGACTCTAATGCTTAAAAAAATATTGCCTATTGGACTATTGATTAGCTTGGCTGCTTGTACTATTTCTCACGATATAAAGATATCAAGACCGCCATGTCTATACCCATTTAAAAATTATGATTTTACTTTATGCAGAACTTTTAAATTCAAAGTTGATGATACTCTCTATCGCGTTCATAAAGGTTTTGCTACAGATCTTGCATCTATTCCGCGAGCACTTTGGGGAATTTATTCGCCTACAAAAACCGAAACCATTCCTGCTGCTGTCATTCATGATTACTTATATTTTTGTCCTGGCGAGATGACAAGACGCGAGGCTGATTCTATTTTTTATGATTCTCTTATTGTCAAAGGATTTCCACGCTTCACTGCTTTCAGATATTGGATTGTAGTTCGTATTTTTGGCAGTTCACATTTTAATAAAGGAGCTTTTTGTTACCATGGCTACGCGCGAACAACAAACACAATTGGCCATATGCGAATGGCTGATGCTGCAACATCCGAGTATTTATCCGTATCTAGTCAAAATAGACAACGAGGGCAAGCGTAGCGTTGGCATGCATGTTCTTGCAAAGAGGATGGGTTTACATGTCGGAGCTAGCGATTTATTTTTAGGCTTTCCTACGCAAGATTTTGCTGGGTTTTGGATGGAGATTAAGCCCGATGGTTGGAAACCTCCCAATTCAAAAAAAGCCAAACTACACTTCCAAAACCAATTGCATTTCTTAGACAAAATGTCAGGCGTAGGATATTTTACTTGTTTCGTTGTTGGCGTAGACGAAGGTATTAAAGCTTTGAAGACCTATTTAAAAGACGCTTAATGTATATACCTATTCCATATAGAATAAAACCAAGGCATTACCAGAGAGATTGTTTAACTGCAATACACAAAGGATTAAACGCACTCTCTATAGTACACAGGCGAGGCGGCAAAGATACAATTTGCGTTGAAGCGTGGCTTTTGCGTTCATTGTCTCGAATTGGTACTCACGTTTATCTTTTCCCCCTTGTGCAACAAGCACGGTCGGTTATCTGGAAAGGTATGGACTATGATGGCGTGCCATTCCTATCAACCATTCCAGACATCCTAATAGCCAAGAAAAACGAAGCCAGGATGGAAATTGAATTGATTAATGGCTCTCGAATGGTTCTTGGAGGAAGCAATAACTATAACGGCCTTATGGGTACTAACCCAGTAACAATCATTTATTCAGAATTCAGCTTACATAACCCTTTAGCCAGGCAATACCTTAATCCCATCCTAATTCAGAATGGAGGTCTGGAGATTCTGCAATACACCCCACGAGGCAAGAATCATGGCTGGGAAGTTTTGGAATCAGTTCGCGAAAATCCTAAATACTTTATCCAGCATCTTAGCGTTAAGCAGACATTTGTTGATGACGAAATGACAATCCCTGTTATCAGTGATGAGCAGATTGAAAGCGCAAAGCGCATGGGAATGTCTGAGGAAATGATTCGTCAAGAGTTCATGTGCGATTTTGATGTTGGCAATGTAGGCGCATATTTCACACGCGAAATTTCTGACATGGAACTCGAAGGACGCATCACTGCGTTGCCTCCTAATCCTAACTTGCCTTTGCATTCTGTTTGGGATTTAGGTGGCACTGATGCTACCGCTGGCTGGTTATTTCAGATTGAAGGTAAATACATTAACCTTCTGCATATCCTTCATGACTCAGGCGAAGGATTAAAGTTTTACCTTGAAAAAGCTGAAATGATTCGCAAGTCCTTTGGATGCAAATGGGGAAACCATTTTATGCCCCATGATGTAAAACAGGGTCATCAAGGATGGGAAAGCACCGAATCTCGGTTGATGATTGCCCGCAAGCATGGCTGGTTTTTTCAAGTGACTCCGAAGGTAAACTTCGAGGACGGCATTGAGGCGATTCGATATATCTTCCCGAAGTTGCGCATAGACAAACATAACTGTCCAATTGGTGTTCGTGCTCTCCGAGAGTACCAACGCGAGTATGACGAATTACGCGCGTGCTATAAAAGTAGGGCTTTAGATAATTGGGCAACTCATATTGTAGATGCATTACGTTATCTAGCGGTTAATTATCGCAGGCTTTATGATATACCACAAAAGCCTGTCAAATACACCACAACTCTATAATCAAAGCCCAGTCAAGAACCAAGTCGTTCTCTTGCACGAAACGCTCAAACAAAATCATTA